CTAGCCCATCCTGCTGCTTTTGTAATGGTAGTTGTTGTGATTGCCATTTGGAAATTAAGCCTCCAGTTTTAAAATTGTTAACTCTGCTGTAATTGCTGTTGTGATGCCAGACTGATTTGTAATTGTGACATATAATGTTGTATTCTCTGGATTTTCCAAATTACCACCAATCACAAATGGAGTAATTTTTTGTGATGTAGATATTCCAGTTGTAATAACTTCAGCAACAACTCCACTTCCTGGAGTTGGATCTTCACCTACTGATCTATTTAAATCGTTAGTTCTGGATGTACTATCAGTATATAGTCTAAACCAACCTGCAGTAGAAAGACCAACTTTCATTAAAGCATAAGATTTAAATCCAGTAATATTTGCTGTTCCTATGCCATTATTAGATATTGAAGTTGTAGTTCCAGAAACTACTGATCTTTGTTTGAGTGTATTTGATCCATCAAAAGATGTTGCAGTTACAACTCCAACAAAAGATGCTCCTCTTGTTCCTACAATCTCTCCTGTTACTGAAAGACTACTAGTTGGATTTGTTGTTCCAATTCCAACTGAAGATAAAGTATGTATTCCTGAAGTAGAAGGTCTCCAAGGAGTTTGTGGGACTAGAATTGAGTTTTTAAACAGATTTCCATTAAAATTAATATTTCCATTTACATCTAAGTTTGTTACCGGGTCATCAGTATTAATTCCAACCAAAACATTAGTTGAAATTCCTGGCAGTACACCATTTGTTAAATTCCAATAAGAAGGTCCTTGTGGTCCAATTGCACCTACTGGTCCTTGAGGTCCTCCTGCTGGACCTGGAGATCCATCTGCACCTTGAACTCCTTGAAACCCTTGAAATCCTAGGGATCCTTGAGGTCCTTGAAATCCTTGAACTCCTTGTGGACCTTGTACTCCTTGTGGACCCTCTATTCCTTGAGGTCCAATAGTACCCTGTGGTCCTAAAATTCCTTGTGGACCTTGTATTCCTTGTGGTCCTACAGAACCCTGTGGTCCAATAGAACCTTGAGGTCCCTGTACTCCTTGAGGTCCTTGTACTCCTTGAGGTCCTCTAAAACCCTGAGATCCCTGAACCCCTTGTGCTCCTTGGAATCCTATAATTCCTTGAGGACCTCTATTTCCTTGTGGTCCAGGAGGTCCTTGTGGTCCAAAATTTCCTTGAGCTCCTTGTGGTCCTTGTGGACCTTGAATACCTTGAGGTCCACTTATTCCTTGTGGTCCTGTAGAACCTTGTGGTCCTATAAAACCAACTTCAGTTATATTAATTGTCCCTTGCATTAAGGAATGGTTTTGGCAAACATAATATAAAGTTTGTGGAGCATCATTTGGAACCGTAAATGTCAGAGTTCCAGTTTGAACTCCATTATTTTCAATTCCTGTGTTATATGATGTAGTTGTTATTCCAGGTTCTGCAACTGTTTTAATCCAAAATGGATGTCCTGATGCATTTACATTAAAATAATATGTAAATCCTCTTGCTAATGTTAGTGTTGGGTTAGTAGAAATTCCTAGAATTGATGGATTAAAAACATATGAACTGGATCCACTGTTAGTGATTGAAAATGATATTCCTCCAGCAGGACCTTGAGGACCTTGAGGACCTCTACTTCCATTTTCTCCCTGAAATCCTTGAGGTCCTAGTTCTCCTTGTACGCCAACATCTCCTTGAGATCCTTGAAATCCCTGCACCCCTTGAGGACCTTGAGCTCCTGTAGCTCCTTGAAATCCTGTAAGATTTATCCCATCTCCAAAGGTATTATAAATTTCAGTAAAATTGGAATTAATTTTCGCAGCACCAGCAGAAAGGGTATCTCCAGTACCATCATTAGGTGTTATTCCAGTAGATATTATTTGCTTTGACATTATAAGTCGCAGTTTATTTTATTTAGTTAAACTTCACCAAAGGGATTTATTTCAGTAAAATCTACTATATCATCTGCTTCTTCTTCTATCTCTTGATTATAATCATATGATGGTTCTTGTAACTCATAAGTTTGATAACCACCAATTATATATTGGGCACTGCTTGCTGCTCCAACTACAACATCTCCTAAAACAAAATCAGTTCCCATTCCAGAAACTTTTAATTTTCTTGTTGAAGACTCCCAATCTTTAACAATTCCAATAGCACCCGATATTGATCCAGTAACTTGTTCTCCAAAAATATAATTTCCAGATGCAATAGTAGACCCTGCTGAAATGGTTATTGTTGGCGCAGATGTGTACCCATATCCAGCATCTATAATTCTAATTGTAGATATTCCTCCACTTGCATTCAGAAATGCCTGAGCTATAGCAGTTGATCCTCCAGAAACAGGAGATGAAAATGTTACAGTTGGAGCAGATACATATCCAGTTCCAGCATAAGTCAGAGTGACTATTCCAACACTACCTGATGTAGATATTGCAACTTTAACCTGAGTTCCATATCCATTTCCACCAAAGAATTCTACATTTGGAGAAGATGAATAACTATATCCTGCTCCTGGATTATTTAAATAAATTTTATCAACACTCTTAGATGATGCTAATCCTCTAACATCAGTCATTACTCCAACAGCTATTGCTCTTATTCCAGAAATTGGTGCAGAGACAACTAAAGATGGGGCAGAAGAATATCTATATCCTCCACTAACAACATCAATTTTTTGTATACCTCCAGTAACTATTCCTGTATAAGCTGTTGCGGTTATTCCCAATCCAGATAGTGATAATATTGCACCATATCCCAAATCTTTTAAATCTTGATCTATTTGAGGCACCCCAGTGTTAATTTCTTCATCTTCATATTCAAATAATTCACATCTTAATTCATAAACATAATTTTTTTGAAGTTGGTAGAAAGGTTTTCTGTTTTCTACATACTTAATTTCCATCAAGCTGTTTGACAGAGGAATATAAATTAAATCTCCTTCATTTGGTCTGGATAAATTGTCTAGACCTTCTGCCAACTCCATTATTTCTCCAATATAAGTGTCAAATCTTTCTTTAGAAATGATCAAAGTCATTTCATCTGTAATTCTGACTCCAAATTTTGACATTAATACGCTATTATTATCAAATCCTTCATAATTTACCAAGTAAGCTTCTATTGGAAATGCATTTTTAAATTTAGAAAAAATAGCATCTTTAATTACTTTTCCTTTGTTTATAATCCTTCTAGGCATATAATATACTTCAATTCCATACATTTTGATTTGCTCATTAATAAGGTCTTGTAAGAGACCTTGCTCAGTATTAGTGCCTTGAATGAAAAATGGATTAAGCATATTATCCTATTAGATCTAATGGAGGTAATTCATACTTGATCATCATATCATCTTCAATTTGTTGTATTTCTTTTACAGCATCATCATATATTTGTCTTCCATTTAATTCAATTCCTCCAGGAAGTTTTACTCCTTGGAATTTAATTAAATTTTGTCCCCATTGCTTTTTAATTAATGCTGTAGCATATTTTTTAAGAAAAGAATCATTCCAAACATTTGTAGATTCTGTTGGATCTAAGATTCTATAACACTCTATCATTAAGTAATCATCTACATTTAGAGTATCCCAACTAGTGTCTATATAAAGTCTATTTTGCCTTTTATTGAATCTTAGTTGTCTATCTGGGTTTACAATCCAATCAATATCTTCTAAGTATCTTTTTGTTACATAATAATTCAACATTTCAGTTGAACTAAACCAATAAATATCATTCAAAAATAATTGATAATTTATATTGAATAAATTTGAAGCAATGGTTCTATTGCTTAATTTAAAAACTCTTTCTATCCCAATAATTGAATCTGGAACTGGAATATAATTGCTGTTTTCTTCCCAACTGAATGTTCCAATTCCAGTTGTTGTAGTTGTAGTTACAATTCCAACACTTTTATCATCTGCTCTTGCTCTTCCTCTATCTTTATCTGTTTGAGTAATTTTATATTTCATAAACATTTTTTGGACACCATCAAAGTGTCTTTCATGAAAATATTGCAATGCTTCATCTACTCTATCATCTAGTTGCTCTTCTGCAACATTAATTTCCAATACAGGAGCACCAAGTTGCCTCAAGCAATAGTTAATTAGTTCTTGTCTTGATGCTGGTTTTGCCATTATTTTTACTTTCTAATTATTTAGAACCAAAAGTATTCTCTAGTGTTATTAAAGTTTCTTGCTGCTTCATATAAAGTTTAACATAACATTTACAAATATTTCTTAACAAATCTATATTAGTGCAAGAATCTAATTCTCTAGAAATTTTTTCATACTCAAACATTTTTGAAACTGTTTCCAGTTTCATATTTTCAGGATTCATACAATTTCCTCAATAAATGTTTAATTTCATTAATAGAAGATTTTAATTCTTCTATGTCGGACTCTATATTATCAATCTTTTTTTGCTCCTCCCTTTTCCTTTCCCTTGTTTTAATATATTGTTCAGATGCTTTTTTGTCTGTATTAATGATTGCATTAGTAGAAAGATCCCTCAATAAATGAGGATATCCTTCTACCTTTGCATATTTTGGAGTTTCCATTATGCTAATGCTATTGCTCTTAATTGTCTGATGATAGGAGGAACTGCTTGATTGGTTGTAGATGCAACTATTTTAATTGCAAATCCTGTAAATGTTGGAAGATCATCAACTGTAAAAGTATATTCTTTAAATTCTCCTTCTAAACTACTTAAAACATTAGTGTCAGATCTTCCATCATTATTGTCTGAATTAACAACATTCCCATTTACATCAAGATTATTATATCCTGGGAATAATTCCCATACTTGATCTTCATCTGGGACATCTGTTCTATAAAGTTTGTAAAGCATTCTAATATCTGATGCAGCATCTCTAAAGCATGTAATATATGCTTTAATTGAAGTTGCACTTTCTGATAGGGTTATTTTTTTGCTTGTATATGAGAATGCATGAGGATCTTCTAAATTACTATTGACTCTACTATCTGATGCATAAGAACTTAACCCAACTGGTTGATTAATTCTATAATTTTCAACATCAAGATATATTTGATCAATATCAATTATTGTAGAAACT